ATTTTTTTTAAAATAAATTGTTGGAACTCCTTTAAAGTATCTTATACATTCAATAATATCTGTATGTTTTTCTTTTCGACCAAAATATTTATTAAAGCAATCATTATACAAAATTATTTGTGCAATCATATAAATATTTTTAGTAATCCTAATATTGCTTATATTTCCTGTATTAATAGTGTTATAATATAATGTTTTATTTGATAATTTTAGTTGAATAAGTGTATGTTTAATAGAACTATTTATAATAGGATATGAAATATCAATCCATGAAAAATTTGAAACAGATAATATAATAAGTAATATACAAATATGAAACTGTGACGTATGTGATGATATAAACATTGAAATATAATTATCTGCAATATATATAATATTTTTATCTTGTATTGCCAATTCGGTTAATGTTGCTCTTAAACGAAAGTAAACATCAAAGTAATAATTATCATTAGAAGAAACACAATTATAAATTGTTGTATTAATTAAATTAGATAATAAACTCAACGCAAAAGATGATGTATATTTTTTATTTATACTATCTATACATTTAATTGTTTCGTCCATACATTCGTTTGTTCCATCATATATAGGAATACAATCGTTTCCAGATTTATCATAAGTTTCTTCTAATATTTTACAAGATGTTATGTTGTTATTATCATATGTAATGTCCAAAACATAATACTTAAGTTTGCTACATTTAGATACTTTGATACGATTATGTAATATTTCGCGCGATACGTGTTTTAAGGTATCATCATATTTAAAATTTTTGAAATTTTCCAATTTTTGATTATCTAAATTTTTTAATAATCTAAAGGCAATTATAGATGACAAATGTTGGTCATTTGTAGTTTTATTAACTATATACATATCTATTTTCTTTTTCGTATAATCAATATTTTTAATAAAAACACTAATTTTTTGACCAACTGTAAATATTGTATTTGGATCCCATATATGTGTATTAAATGTTTTACTAATTGAAGAATTATGGATTAATCCATTAAATCCACATCCGACATTTACAAATATACCATAACGTATTATGTTGCTAATTACAGCAGTTGTAATAGTATTTTTAACCGTAATATTTTTAGTAGATAATTCATTATATTGTTGTGTGTTATTGGTATCGTCATTTAAATCCTCATTGGTATCGTCATTCAAATCATCATTAGTATCATCATTCAAATCATCATTCAAATCATCATTCAAATCATCATTGGTATCGTCATTTAAATCTGTTTTATTTGTATTTGTATTATTCTTTGAATTTTTATTTGTATTTTTATTTGAATTTTTATTTGTATTGTTATTTGAAGTGATATTTTCAATATCGCTATCTGTATCGCTGTCTAAACTTAAACAAGAAAATGAATTTTTATGCATAGTAATGTTTAATTCTAATACCCTTGTATTTTTAAATAGAAACAAAATAAAATCACAGTTAATATTAAATGTATATATATTTATTTGTTTTCCTAATAAATTTATTTGTAATGTATATTCTTGTTAAAGGAAGATATACTGAAAATAAATTAAGAGGATCCACTGGAATTCAAGGAGAAATGGGAGGCGATGGAGAACGAGGATTAGACGGACTCAGAGGACCTGATGGTAATAGAGGTACTCAAGGAAGAATAGGTCCTAAAGGACCTCAAGGTGATATGATAGTATGCGATGAAGATTTTATACGAAATAAAGTATCAAAGTGTCTTGACCCCCTCCAAACATGGGGAGATATGGCATTTACAAATTGGTCATTAAGAAATAAAGGATGCTTATTTGGATACAAAAAAACCAGTGATGGAAGAATGTGTGGTCCTAAAGCACCATATAATACAGATGATTATAACACCAAATGTAGATATAATTTTAATGGATTAAAAGGATATGGTGAAATAGGTTTTAATGATTGGCGTAATGATCTGTGGGAAGTAGGATGTCCTGGTATTCCAGGACCCAAAATAACCAATAATGTCGCATATCCATCTGGTTCATATGCACAAGGTATTATGAATAAACGTTTTACATCTAGTGCAATACCAGGATATGCCGATATTACAAAAGACAAATTGAGTGATTGTGCTAAAAGATGTTTAAAAATACCATCTTGTGCAGGATTTACATACAATAAAGATACCAAAATGTGTAGTGTTAAAAATAGTGCAACACAAGATAATATTGTAAATGATAACAATCATATATCAGGTTATAAAATAATAACTGCAGATAAATTACCTACTCACAAAACAAGTTGTAATGGATGGAGTTGTGACACATTACATGATACTTGTCACGGAACCGCAAAAAATCCAGGTTTTATTTGTTTAAATCGTTCTAATACTCCACAAAGCTGTACCGCAAGTAGTTCTATCAATACATATCCGAAATTAACATCCAAGTTTGCAAGTTCTGGTTATGGCGGTCATTATGGTCATAGCAATTCGGTCGAAAGAGGAAAACAAAAATGTAATAGTGACCCTAATTGTGGAGGTTTTACTCATTTTGAAGGTGCCGGATACATACAATTATTTACAAAAGGAACTACATTATTAGATAAAACTAGCGGATGGGGTTCGCCATACAGTTCATATAAGAAAAATACAAGTAATAATTATTGTTGGCATAATGCATCACAAAATTCAGATATAACCAATCCATTAGGGGAAAACTAAACAAAAATTATAATTAAATTAAATCATACAAACTACAAATTTATTGGAAATAGAATAATAATCTTATTAAATAATATATTATTCTATTTGTATATTTTAAATGAGTGACTATATAGTAGGTATATTATTTATTATTATTAATTTTGCAATTCTTTATTATATTACGCGTTATGTATACAATCCTAAAAAAATGATAGGAAAACAAGGTTCATTGGGTTCAGCAGGAAATCAAGGTCGAAGAGGTTACCAAGGTCCACAAGGCGAAGAAGGAAACATAGGATCACGTGGAGGGGACGGACCTAGAGGTGATAAAGGCGAAAATGCTATATGTGTGAGAAGCAGTGATAGATGCTTAAATACAATACAAGATTGGGGTGCGGGAGGTGCGACATCGCATTTTGCACGACTAAAAGGAGGATATTTAAAACCAATTAAAGGTAATTGTACTCATGGTGGAGGTATACTTTCAAATGGTAAATGTTGGCGAATGGGTGTATGTCCATTTGGATACAATCTAAAATGTTCTGATTCAACCCCATCGGGTGCAGATAGAAATTGGAATAAAAATTGTTCATGTTCTCCCAAACCTCATAATGGAAATTTAAAAATAGGTTCAAATAATACTCCAATTGAACTATCGTGTGAAATGAATATGGACGAATTAAAATCATCATATTATACAACAAATTATAACTATTGGTTAAATTTTTTAATTAAAAGAGGATGTCCAAATGTACCAAATGTAATATAAAATTAAATTAACTGTTTAAAGTAGATTAATGGATAAATCTGATTATATTATACTAGGTAACCAAAAATTTCCAATAACACCAATATTAACTGAAACTATAGACGAGTTTGGTTCCGTTGTTATTGAAAAGAAAATGGATGATGGTTATGAAAAGTATATGATAATTGATAAGAGAAAATATATAAATGATGTTAAAAAATTTATGAAAAATAAAAAGTTAATATTACGCAATTTTTATTCAGATATGCCTCGGTCAGATTTAATAATAAATGGTAAACGATATTCAACAAAAAAAGCACTAGATATATTAAAAACAGTACCACCTAATTTATTCAATGATGTTGTTTGTATGACAACAGCAAGTACTCTTGGGTATGTATTTGAATTAATATACAAATACTATAATGATTATAATAATTTTCATCTTACAGATGGTGTTAGAGACTCTACATTAGAAATATCTGTTGATACAAATAATGAAATTCCTATTGTTATTAAAAAGAAACTTAGTGTAATAAATGTAATTAATGGTAATAAGGTTGAAAAGGGTAAAATAGATATTAAAATTGTTTTAGATATCAATAGTACTAATAATAATGCGATAATATCATGGACGTTATAAATTTTAAATTAAATATATCCATACCATATTTATGGTTATATTTTTATAAAATAATTAAATTGTGATTTTTATGGTAAAATGGGGGATTTAAAGAATTATAAGGGAGTTCAAATAAAATTTACAGTAACAAAAAATAACAGTTACAATAACAAACCACACCATAAATAGTGTAAATAATAATATAATTTTTTTAAAAACACATTTAAAAATAAATATATTAGTAATATTAAATGTCTGATTGGGAAAATGAAAAATCCCTAAGTATAATTTTTAAACAATTCTTGATTAAAAATCAAGGTAATGGTGAGTATCAATATATAAATAAAATAAAAAACGCAGATACTGACCCAACAAATGATGAATCTGTGTCTATAACCCATACTCGTATGGGTTCGGATTCAATGTATTGTCACGCAGGTTCGTATAGTATTCCCAGTATAGAAAAAGATTATTGGGATCCAGGACCCGAATTTTGGGGTCGATTATATAAATCGTTGTTTGTTGATAATGAACAACTTAGTTTAACTGAAAAACATTTACCAAATAAAGGACCAATTCTTATTGATATTGATATGAAATTTGATAAAGATCTCTATTCAAAAAAATGTTTCAAAGATAAAGATAGTAAAATAACACGACGACACACAAAAGAACAACTCATGGAATTATGTAAAGAAGTCGTTGAAATAATTAAAAATGAACTTGATATTGAACATTCAAAAATTCAAATCTTTGTTTTAGAAAGAGATTCACCTTACCTCGATAAAGAGTTTGTAAAGGATGGTATTCATATTCAAATACCTATATATACTGAATATGATTTTCAGTTTTATTTAAGAGATAAAATTTTGGAAAAAATGGATGAAATATTCAAATCTCTTACAACAAAAATTCATCTACCAGATAAAACTAAAAATTCTAACCGCTGGAGTAGTGTGTATGATAAATCTGTTATAAAAGTGAACAATTGGTTAATTTATGGATGTAATAAACCACATAAAAAACCATACAAATTATCATATGTATTTGATAATAATATTGAAGATGTAAACATCAAACAGTTTACAGACTTAAATCTTATGAAAAAACTTAGTATTCGTTGCGATAATGAAGATATTTCGATATGGGAAAAAAATGATAAAAGTAAATCTGGTGACAAGAAAAATAAGAAAAAAACAAAAGAACTCGAACCAATAAGTTTTAACGGAACTGATATGGGAGAAGACATAAATGATGATTTAAATCATCATTGTTTATTATCTAAATTGAATCATTCAAGTGAACATTCAAAAAATATTGAACGAATCCGTGAAATCGTTATGTCGCTAAATTCTGACCGTGCTAAAGAACACGACCCTTGGAAAAAATTGGGTTTATGTCTTCATAATATATGTTCATCAAATGAAATGCGCGATATTTGGGACGATTTTAGTCAAAAAGATATGAAAAAATATAATCAGTCCGATCTTATCAATTGTTGGGCAAATTTTGGTAATAGAAAAGATGGTATGTTTATTGGAACATTGTATAGATGGTTAAAAGAAGATAATATAATAAAATTCTCTGAAATGCAAAATAATGATGTAAATTCCCAGGTTGTACGTTGCGTTGATAATGGGGGAAAAGATGTAGATATAGCAAGAGTATTATTTACAATGACTAAATCAAGATGCGTATGTATTTCACCAGGTGCAAATATGTGGTTTGAGTTTGCAAATAATGTTTGGCGTTGTAGTGATGAAAAAGGAGGTTGTCCTATGTTAATCCGTTTGATGTCAACAACACCGTTTGAACCCGGGTTAGCAAATTATTTTTGGAATTATTTATCAATATTACATGCAAAATATGCAAAACACTTAGTAGCAGTTAATACAGAAAATACTGAAAATATGCTATCGAATAATAGTGACCCATTAGAAGAACAAAAAAGAATTGAATTAAAAAAACAAATGGTTGCCGAAATTACAGATTCAGAAGCAAAAACAAAAAAGGGTATCAAAACATCATCTCGACAAAAAAGTATAATGGAAACTTCTAAAAGTATGTTCAATGATTCTGATAAATCACCTTATGATATTAGAAGATTTATCCAATTGTTGGATGGTGATTCGTGTATTCATTTGATAGCATTCAAAAATGGTGTTTTGGATATAACAAATGGTTCTAATCCAATATTTCGCCCAGGAGTTCCAGAAGATTATGTTAGTATGCAGATTAACAGAGATTATATCGGTCCCGATTCAAATGATTATGATATGGAAAAGGACCAACTTGTTGATAAATTTATGGAAGATATTATTCCAGACGAACCACTTCGTGAGTATGTATGGTTAACTATGGCGAGTTGTTTAGAAGGTAGAAATAAAGAAGAAAAATTTCATATATGGACTGGTTCAGGTGCTAATGGTAAATCACTTCTTATGACATTATTAGAACAGGCATTTGAAATGTATCATTCTAAAGTTCAACCAACTTTGGTAACAAATAAACGTTCAAAAGCAGAAAATGCTAATCCTGAATTAGCGAAAACAAAAGGAGTAAGATTAATTACTTTACAAGAACCCGAAGAAGGTCAAGAATTTAACTCTGCTCTTATTAAAGAACTTACTGGTGGCGATTCAGTCAGTACAAGAAAATTATACGGAGAGTCATTTACATTTAAACCTCAATTTACACCTATTATTATGTGTAATAAAGTACCATCAATTCCAGATGCTGATGATGAGGCTATATGGCGAAGAATGTCAGTTGTACCCTTTAAAGTCAAGTTTAAATATAATCCAAACCCTAATAATAAATATGAAAAACAAATTGATACTCGAATGAAAGAAAAGGTATTAGAATGGGTTGATGTTTTTTTTGCAAAACTTGTTATTTGGTATAAAAAATATTATGATATCGGTGGACTTCCAGAACCAGATATTGTTAAAGAACAAACAGATGAATTTATTAAAGAAAGTGATAATTACCGAGCGTTCTTTGATGAATGTATTAGAGTTAATACAACTATTAAAACGTTTGATAGTAAAATTAAAGGAACACCGGATGGTACTCTTCCGCATATTATGAAAATATTTAGAGTATGGGGTCAAAGACATTCAATTACTGTATCGAGTACTACTGGAGCAAGTAGAAAGCGAATGGAAAAAATTATTGTGAATAGTGGAGCAGTCAAAGATATACATAACAAAACACGTACAGGATGGATAAATGTTAGATGTAATGCTAACTGGGAGGAAAATGAAAATGATAACCCATACGATATTGAAGATGAAAGTGGTATTATTGCATTTGATTAAATCAAAACAAAATTTAAATATTTTAAATTTAAGATCCTTTCTTGATATTATATTGTAGTTTCTTGTTAGAGAACTGATTATTAAAATTGTCATCTTCATCACAACCATCGTCCATATTATTTTCTTGATTTTCCCATAGTAATCTTGGACCTAAACGAAATGGTGGATGTTCTACTGCCTTGTACCAAAAAACTTGATCCTCTAATTTATTACTTTTAGCATTATTATGTATTACAAGACATTCATAATTTTCAGTACATTGATTCATAACTTGATTAAATATATCAAATGTTGGAAACATACCTGCATAATGTTCATATAATTTTTTTCTATTAGATATATAATTTTCTCTTAATATAAATACATAATCAATATTGGTTCGGAGATTAGGTGTAATACCTAAAGCGTATTGCATAGTAAGGATAAACAAAAGTTTAAAATGTCTACCATTCATAAAACACGACCTAATATTTTTATCTTTAACCCAACAATTATCATATAAACAATCATCAAGAATAAGGAATGCATTAGGATTTATATTTGAATAACCTTGTTGTGTTTTTTCATTTTCTAATTTTTTTATGACCATTTTTTGTCGTTTTAAAGTATTTTGTATAATACCTGGCGTAAATTCATTATGAATAAACATCTTTGGAACCATACTTTTATAAAATGAATTCGCCGATTCGGTGCCTGATATAACCACACCAACTGGAATACTCATATTGTGATAAAGTAAATCTTTGCATAAGAATGATTTTCCAGTATCTCTCTTACCAATTAATACAACAACACTGTCGCTACGAATTTTTTTCATATCGAATTTTTTTATTTCAATATTACTCATATATATTTAATGTCTTAAAATATATAGAATATTTTTTTTAAAAATCTGAACGACCTATTTGAATATTACAATATTCAGATTGTGAATTACTGCCTAAACCATACATCATAAACACGATTATACAAGTAATTATAACTGTGAGTCTTACATATGATTTTGTATCTCTATTTATCTTATGATACTTATTATCAATAATAATAGTTAATATTACAAGAATACTACCTACAAGACCTGCGATTAGCGGATTTTTCATCATATCCATTGTTAAATAATGGGATAAAATTATTTTAAATATTTTACACACAAATTAAATTAAATAATTTTCAAATTATAATTTTCAAAATTATTTAATTTAATTTATTTTAGGAAATTTTCTTTATTTATTTCGATTATCTAACTATTACATATTATCGTGTTCTGATACACCGTGGTCATCAAAAAATGTGAATTTTGATGCTACATTGTTATTTCTGAATCTGTTTCTTGAACGTTTATATCTCTGTTCTCTTAATGAACTTATAGAATTACCAATTCCTCCACCATCTAATCGAAGTTTTATTCTTCGTGTATCATCATCAGCAGCATCAGAATCTGATAAGAAATCTGAACGACGTACAGAAACTGCTCCTATTTCTTCAATAGAATTATAACCACCCGATTGCATTAATTGTGGTTTTTGTGAAATTGAATTATTTATATATGGTTTAGATTGTTCGGTATAATCTCCACCAAGTTGAGGTGGTTGAACATTTGGTTGGGAAATAGGTGGTAGAACATTTGGTTGGGAAATAGGTGGTAGAACATTTGGTTGGGAAATAGGTGGTAGAACATTTGGTTGGGAAATAGGTGGTTGAACATTTGGGTGGGAAATAGGTGGTTGCGAATTTACTGGAGGTGTAATAATGGAAGTAACGTTATGAGCGTTTACTGGAACAAGACCAGAAGAAATATTTGATGGTAGGGTAGGTTGTAGATGACTTAGAACTGGTGTATTTGGAATAGGAGGATTTGGATTAACAACAGTATTATTTGGTAATGGAACAAATGTTTGATTTAATGATTGAACTCCTCCAGACTGGTTATGTTTCATATCATATGAAGTATCTACGTCATCAATGTATTCGTCGTGACCATCATATGATTTTTCAGATTTTTCACTTCCATATATATATCCATCTCCACCAACATGAACATCATCTCCATCTAACCGAATTATTTTACTGTTATCACTCTTAAAACTATCGCTTCTATCAGATTTTTCACTTTTATCTGAACCATAACCATCACCGCCATATTGATTAGTAGTAATATTATTCATTAACTTACTTGCTTCGGGTAATTCAGAAACTATGCTCATATTTGCACCACCATCTTGTATTTTGTTACTTGTATATGATTCACAATCACTTAATTCACTTCCTTCACTGCGAACATTTTGTTCCCTAATGTTTCCGAACGTTTTTTCAAGATTCTTAAATTCACTAGAAACAGATACCTTAACATTGTCCCTAATGATTTGTGATAAATTATCAATTGTGTTTCTTATAGTTGTATCAAATATTTCATTTTCATTTGTTTCATCATTAATTAAGTATTCTTCTGCTATATCGTCTATTGGAATAAGTTTATAAATTGCTTTATGTATCGATGTTTCTATCATCGAAAGAATAATATTAATATTTTTCTGTCTTTCAAAAGAATTGACATCACAAGACATTAAATGAGGTGTCATATATAATTTTCTAGCAATTTCCAGATATATTTCATGAATAAATTTAACTGGTAAATCATTTTCATCTAACAATGTTTTTAAATTGTCATTTAAAGATTTTCCACCTAATAAAACTCTTATTTTAGATTTAATAATTGCTTTTGTAATTTTTTGTAATTTGTTTGTTTGTAATTGTGTACTTAAACGATTATATTCGTCATGTTTGGTTTGTTCTTCCCATTTACTAATAGCTTTTAATGCATTTTGAAATATTACAATATTATTTCCATTTCCTTTTGTTATTATTTTACAATCATCATATATTGATTTAATACCATCATATATATGCGGGGTAAGTATTGAAGTTAAATATTCGATATAAGCATTTGCAGTATCAGTATGTGTAAAGTGTATATTCATTATATTTATAGTTTATAATAATTTTAACTTAAAAACTTATTAATTAAATATTAACTCATAAATTAACGTTAATAAAAATTTAAATAATAAATTAAATAATAAATTATTATAATAAGATTAAAATAATAAGATTAAAATAAGGTTATTTTGTATTTATTTTGTATTTATTTTGTATTTATTTTGTATTTATTTTGTATTTATTTTGTATTATATATTTCTCTTGGTAAAAAAAATACATTTCTTAAAGAAGACATTTTATTATCAGGATTATTTTTATTTGTGATTTTAATATTTTTTAATTTTTTAATAATATTATCATAATTACATCCCATAACTCTTTCCCTTATAGTATATATACTGTATACACCACATTCAGTGTTGTTTTCTTGAAATTTAATTTTATTTAATTTATGGATAATACGATATCCTTCTTTTTTTAAATCCGACGATACACGTTCTATTAAATTTTTAATCTCAGTTTTTGGAGGTAAACCAAATGAATCGAAATATTCTACTGACGCATATTTATCCTTTTTATTTTTATTGTTATCATTAATTTCAATAAATAGCGATGTCCAATGTGAACCACCTTTATAGTGAGGGTCCATATTAAAAACAATACCAATTTTTCGTATTCCCTCTTTAATTAGATTATTTATATCTAATTTACATAATTCATTTGTCACACATATATTTGTAGTAATATCATTAATTTTCCCTATATCATCATCAAAATTAATAGGAACTGCACCAATAAATTTAAAATCAGAATATTTTTTATCTAACTGATTTAATAAATGTTCGATATCGATTGTTGATAACCAGGTATTATGACCATCTTCATCGGGTTTTATGGGTTTAAATCTAAAAAATTGGATCGAGTGCTTTAATGATTTATTGTTTGTATTTGAGAATTTTATGTTTTTATCAAATATTTTTTTTAAACGTGGATGTTTTATCCAACATACTTCAGTTGAACATTCGGAAAGAATCTTTTTAATTTTATTCCATAACTTTTTATGGGTATAACCTACATAATTTTTAATTTTTAATTCTTTTGCAATTATTTTTAAATCCTCTAATTTAAAACAACTACCATTTTGATAATTTGTAGATGTCGAACAATAATTTTTATTACTATATACCATAATATAGTAATAGAAAAAAAAGACATTATAAATAGAAATTCTTTTTACACTTTTTCTCATTTAAAACGCCGACTATATTATATTATAATGTCTAATGTAAAAAGTATGTTCATGTTTACAAGTGATACAAAAGTTTACTCCAAATATAATAAATATTATAAAAAACATAAAAAAGGATATGTAATATTAGGTCCACCTGGTATTGGAAAAACGACATTCGTAAAAAATCAAGTTGGGAAAAAAAAAGATTGGATTGATCAAGATGATTTATATTATGATTTGGGCGTTAATTGGCACTTAAATAAAAATAATGACAAAGAATTTAAATTAAATTATTTAAGAGCAGATTATATGTCCGAGCAATCAAAATTACTAGGGTATAGAATAATAGGATCACTATTATGGGAATATATCGCAGATGCAATTGTTATTCCACCATTAGAATTACATAAAAAATATATGGCAAATAGAAAAGATTTAATATATAAAAATGTAATAAATATACGACGAATCTTATTTAGACATGCAAAAAAAAATAAAATACCAATATTTGATGATATTGTTGATGCAACAAATTATTTAGAAAATTTGTAAAAAGTCGGTGTTTTAAATGAGCAAAGGTTTAACACTTATAGGTTAACATAATCGGTAGCATATGCATCAGTATCATAATCTGTTTCACATTTTCTATCGTCTGTGTCACTATCATAGAACATATAATCATTTTCGTCATTTTTATTTTTATTAAGTGCCTGCATTTGTATAATACTCCAGTTTAAACCAAACTTATTTTTATTAATCCAAACACTATCACATTGTAATATACATCTTACAGAATTAATTGAATCTAATTCATCAATGTTAATAAGTTCTCGATCCTTATTGTATATATCGCAATCACTTGCTTCCATTTTAAATAATGGATATATCCATCCGTTATTTGTATCTTCTAGACACTCTTCTAATGTAGTAGATTTTATAAAACTTTTCTTAAAACTTACTTTTGTTTTATTTGGAAACCATTTATTTTTTTTACATCCCTTTATTACTGAATTATCTATATCTTTTATAAAATTAAAAAAAGTTGAAGTTTTATTATTATATAATATGTCCTTAAAGGATGTTATCGCATATATTTGTTCGTCCATGGATGCTTTGCATGTAACAAACTCTAATAATGGTGTTTTAACTGTAAGAAATTCAGAATCGTATGTAATATCTATTATGGTATAATCTCCATTTTTAACTGGGTTTCCAAAATTTACTTTATCAAATGAAAACTTTGAAAAAGAAATAGGTTCCATATAAAATAACTTATTTATAATTTATATTAATTATACGAACATTTATATTAATTATACGAACATTTATATAGATAATGGATTTTTATCATAATAATCTTTAACATACATATTTGGGTCTTCACACAAATCGTGATATATATATCTGTTCTCATCATCAACAATTAAATTTATTTCGTGATCTATAAAATTTCCATTTGATTTGATTATGTTTATTTTACGATTTGATTTTGGATGCCAAAAACCAATTAAAGGAGAATGTATTGTAGTCGCATTTGATAAAAATGCACTCCACCAAGCAAACGTACTCTGCGATATTATAATTCTATTTGCATAAACTATTGTAGAAAAATCTTTTTCTATTGTATCGGATATAACTATAAAATCGTATTGGGGAAATGATGATTTCAATGACTTTATTTGTGGATGATCAATCCAATTTTTTTCAGTTAAAATTAATATTTTATTTATATCATTAAATGAATTTATTGCATTGATATAATAAAATAGTGGTAATGGATGATGTGCATAAGTTATATTTCTATGATTTTCAACATGTTCCTCATGTTCACTACAAACATCTCCTAATCTTATATGAACAACAACATCTTTTTCTTCGCAAATATATGAAGGTTTTGCATCACATAATAACCATCGGCATATATCATCCTTGCGATACTTAAAATACGAATATCTTTGATAATAACCATCCAAAATAAAATTTGTATTTTGTGGTAAATTATTAATATCAATATAATGACCCAATAAATCCATTTTATTCGTGTTAGTTATATAACTAGATTTATCATCTATTGATTTTATATTGGGAAATCCATTAATTTTATCACAAATAAGTGGTTGATTATACTTCTCTGCCAATATCCGACCAAAACAATATTGAAAAAGATTATTACCTAATCTCCCGTGATAATTTACCTTTACCATTAATTAATCAATACTTATATAATTTTAAATAATTGTTGAATCTAATAAATGTATTTGATAAATTATCTTTCAATAAACAATATATTTTTATCATTATCATATATTGTTTTATATTTGGAACTATCAATATTTTTTCCACATTTAGCAAATAATGCACAGTTTCTTTTAACTTCATCGGTTTCAGATAACAAATTAACCGGAATTATATTATGAGATGCATAATAATGACCATCTTGATGAACACATAATACTGTTTTTGAAACATCAATTGTATGGATTCCACTTGTTACTGCATTATATACTAACCATCTATCCCAATGATATCTACCTATTGCAAATGTTTTTGGTATATCATTAAATGTAGTCGGTGAATGTAAAAAATAATCTATACCACATTCAGAATGAAGACGATTTTCCTTATATACTATTTGTTCTAAATCATTTTCCCAATTAGGGTCATTAAAATTAATTGGATATGTGTTTTTCATATCCCATCTTTGACCTATAATCAAAAAATTTTTTAACATTGAATTAGATTTGAATTCATTATATGTTTTTGTAAAAGAACTTGTTAATATTATATCAGAATTGATATAACATACAAATCCATTTTTATCAGTATGTTTATAACCTTTTTCAAATATAGAATAAACTAATGGTGTTCCATACTCATTTCTTTCAACATTAGGTTCATGAATAAAATTATATTTTTTACAAAATCCTTCTACGCCATAATCATCACAACATACAACAATTTTACAATCTAACCCTATATTATTCCAACTTAAAATTGCATTTTTTTGTATTAATTCAAATTCAGTAATAAAAGGTTTTGGACAACAAACAAATGTTAACATATTATTTATATAAAATTATAAATTTTTAAATCATAATTTGACAAAATTAATTAATTTGACAATAATTAATTAATTTGACAATAATTAATTAATTTGACAATAATTAATTAATTTGACAATAATTAATTAATTTGGTATTATATTGGAATTAATTTAGTAATAAAGTATATGGTTATAAGAGAAAATAGACTTAACGAACCATATAAAACTGTTATGATTGGAGACAGTTCAGTTGGTAAAACAAGTGTAGTATGTAGTTTATTTGGAAACTTTAAAGAAGATATATATTCGACAATAGGTGCAGCATATTCAAGATACAAAGACCGGGAGACACAAACAAGTCTTGATATATGGGATACTGCAGGTCAAGAAAGATTCAAATCTTTAATTGGTTTATATTTTCGAGGAGCAAAAATATTTATATACGTGTTTGATTTAACATCCAGAAAGACTTTTAACAACATACCTCACTGGATTAAACTTGTTAAATCACGAAGAATATATGATGATGATGATACTTTATCATATTTGATTGGTAACAAATATGATTTGTTAGAAGAAAATAATAAAAATCTAGATGAGAACGAGTATAATAAATTTGCAATTGAAAATGATATGACATACCTAACTGTATCGGCAAAAAATGGATTAAATATTGAAAGATTATTTAATTTAATCGCACGTGATATTGATAGAAAGGAAATTATTCCAGGAAGAGAAACAGTTCATTCATTTGCGTTTGATACACACCCTCAACATATTTCAAATAGTTATTGTTGTTAGTAAATTATTCCATACCAAACAACATAAATATATCTTTAACATTCTTTTTCAAACCCTCTTTAGATAAAGGATTAACATCAAATGTACTGTCAGTTGTTTTATCTTTTAATGAGTTTTCTTTTATTGTATATTTACCTTTATCTACTTCATTTCCAGACCAAGGTAATTTCATTCTATTTCTTTTAACATATAACATCATCATAATAAACATAATACCGATTATCATTGGTAATATTTTTGTGATTATAGTTGATGCAAAATATGAAATAATCATCCCAAATGCATAAATTACTAAATTACTCTGTCCAAAATATGAAAATATAACTTTAATAATCATTATAATTATTTCGGATAATATCATACTATTATTATAACAGAATAATTTAATAAATTTAATAAAATTTATTAAATTAAATAACAATACTTTCAATAAATTTTCATTTTAATTTAAATTTAATTTCAAGACAATGATTAATCTAAATCATCCTTATTTATGAAATGAAATGATTCTTCAAACCATTCTAATGCTTTATCATATAAATTAATATTAATTTTGTTTTTATATTTATCACTATTATCATCATTTACATCACCATCACTATCGTTATCGTTATCATTATCATTATCATTATCATTATCATTATCATTATCATTATCATTATCATTTACATCACCATCACTATTTACATCACCATCACTATTTACATCACCATCATTTACATCGCCATCACTATTTACATCACCATCACTATTTATATCACCATCACTATCATCACCATCATTTACATCATTTACATCGCCATCATTTATATCACCACCATTTACATCACCATCATTTACATCACCATCATTTATATCATCAACATTATTTACATCCTCATTTATATCATCAACATCCTCATCAACGCTATCATATTTATTCATAATAAATGTTTTATATTTAATATGGTTTTGTTTATGTCTTCTCTTTTTTTTATAATTATTTATTCGATTATCAATGAATAATTTAATTATTTTATAACCACTAAAAATTCCAATACAACCTATTACGAATTGAAATATTTGTAACATCTTGTCTAATACAACATTTTAATTTTAAATAAAAAACATTTATATTTTTAAAATAAATAATTAATCAAATCCACTTAAAAAAACACATTTTATAATTAATAATGAATCATAAAATTGCATTAATAAGTGTTTATAATAAAGAAGGTATCATCTCCTTATCAAATAAGTTAATATCTGATGGTTATCGAATACTTTCTACAGGTGGTACATATAATTTGTTAAAATCTAATATTGAAAGTGAAAATATAGAAAAAATATCAGATTATACTAAATTTCCTGAAGTTTTTGGAGGTAGAGTAAAGAGTCTTCATCCTCTTATATATTCAGGAATATTATCAGACGATAAAAACAATACTTCTAAAGATTTGGAAACTATTATGGAGATAAATTCAACATTCAACTTAATTGATTATGTAATAGTTAATTTATATCCTTTTGAAAAAGTTGTTTCTAAACAAGAGTGTTCATTAGATGATGCTATTGAAAATATAGATATTGGTGGTGTAAGTTTAATTCGTGCTGCAGCAAAAAATTATAATCGTGTAACAGTTTTAACAGATCCATCAGATTATCATATAATCGAAAATAATATAATAGAAAATAATATAATCGAAAATAATCTAAATACTACACTTGAACAACGAAAAATACTTGCAACTAAAGCATTCCATAATATAACATTATATGATATATCTATTTCTAGTTATTTTTCTAGACAATTTGAAAAAAATCATTCATTGTACCGTTCATATAAAATTCATACAAAATTAAAATATGGTTGCAATCCACATCAATGTGGTGCATTGCTTTCTTCTAATGATAAAATGGATAATATCAATGAATTACCTTTCAATATAATTAATGGAACACCAGGATATATAAATATAATTGATGCTATTCGTGCGTGGGAATTAGTATGTGAAATTAATTCGGTTACTGGTAAAATTGCCGCAACATCGTTTAAACATACTACACCCGCCGGGGTATCTATTGTAGGTAGTATTGACAGTATAACAGAAAAATGTTTCGGAGTAACAAATAAATCATCAGATGTTGCTAGAGCGTTTGCAAAATCAAGAGATTGTGACCCTTTGTCATCATTTGGTGATTTTATTGCAATAAGTGCTATAGTTGATAAAGAAACTGCATTATTGATTAAGAAAGAGGTAACAGATGGGATAATTGCATTAGGATATGAAGAAGAAGCATTAGAAATATTAAAACAAAAGAAAGGTGGTAAATATATTATACTTCAAACAAATAGAATAATGCATTCAGAAGGAGTAGAAATCCATGATTTATGTAATGGAGTATCTCTTTATCAAGAAAAAAATAACGCTATTACAGATGACACATTTTTCGAAAATGTACCCACAAATAAGAAAATACTTAATGGAAATAAGAAAACTGATCTGATACTTGCTAATATCGCTTTAAAATATACACCTTCTAATTCGGTAGCAATTGCGTTAAACGGGAGTGTAATTGGTATTGGTGCAGGACAACAAAATCGTGTTGATTGTGTTAAACTGGCATCAAGAAAAGCTATAAATTGGATTTCACGGAGAGATCCAATAATATCAAGTATACAATTTAATAAAGATGTAAAACGACAAGATAGAATAAATGCACAGGTTAAAATAGCACTTGATATATCATCTATTGAAAATATGAATAAATATGAAAAATTATCAATCCAAAATATGATTCAAGATGATATTAATAAAATAAATCGAACAACTTTTAAAGATGAATATTTAAATGAGTGTGATGGTATTTCACTTGCATCTGATGCTTTTTTCCCATTTACAGATAATATAGATATATGTGCTGATATAGGTGTCAAGTATATAATTCAACCAGGAGGAAGTGTTGCAGATGAATCAGTAATAAATTCATGTAATAAATATGGAATATTAATGGCAATGTCTGGAAAGAGGATGTTTCTCCATTAATTTAATTTTATTGTTAAATTTTAATCATTTTCTTTTATTTTGTGCATCTCTTAACCATGAACATTCATCGAACATTCTTTGTTGCATCATATTAGAATTATTATCTTGTTGATGTAATCTCCATAAACGATTTGTTTCGGAAATTTCGTGTTGTTTTTTCTCTTCGTCTATTTGTAATTTTTCTTCTTGTGTTAATGACCTAATATTTTGTCTACTCGATACATAAGATTCATAATTTTTAGGACGAACTGTATTGTCCGATTGTTCCGCTCTTTCACTATATGCAATTTGATAATCTGTAAGTGGTAATTCTCCTTTACCAAATTTTAATACAGAATAATCACTAATATTTTCTTCACCAAGCATAGTTGTACCATCATAAGAGTTAATTGAGTCAGGTTTATTATAAATAATTAATTGTTGTTTGTTAAATGGAATATAACCATTTGGGTTATTAGATAAATTTTTGTCATCAACTCGTACACCTCCTTGTGTCATTAAATGTCCATAACCTCCACTATGGGGATTTTGTTCATCCGTTTTATATTTTTCAAATGTTTCATTAAATCTATTTCGATTTGTTGATGTATTCATATTGCTTGGACGTGCTTGGTATATATTATTTTGTTCTTGTTGAAATTGTTGAGGATTATTAATTTGTTGAAATTGTGGATTATTAAATTGTTGTTGATGAGGTTGTTGAATTGATTGATGTAAGTTTGTATTGTATTGATTATTTTGTTGTTGCATTTGTGGTCGTTGCATTTGTTGTATTTGTTGTGGTCGTTGCATTTGTTGTGGTCGTTGCATTTGTTGTATTTGTTGTGGTTGTTGCATTTGTGGTCGTTGCATTTGTGGTCGTTGCATTTGTTGTGGTCGTTGCATTTGTTGTGGTCGTTGCATTTGTTGTTGCATTTGTTGTGGTTGTTGCATTTGTTGTGGTCGTATTTGTTGTGGTTGTTGCATTTGTTGTGGTTGTATTTGTGGTCGTTGCATTTGTTGTTGCATTTGTTGTTGTTGCATTTGTTGTTGTTGCATTTGTTGAGTTCTATATTCCTTCTCACGTTCTAATGCTTCTTTACGACTTTGTTCTTGTTTTTCTCTTAATGTATGCGTTTTGATTAAATGATTATAAGAACTCTTTATAATTTTGAACATTTCTGGATTACCACCACGGTCAGGGTGATATTTTTTTGATAGTTCAAGAAATTTATTACGAATATCATTTATTGATACATTTTTATTAACGCCCAGTATAGAATATGGATTAAATTCTACCCCACTCATTAATAATATATAGATAAATAATTTATAACATTTACGCATATCCATTTAAAGAAAATCACTTAAAGCATTGGTTTAAAGATTTAATAGATAAATCAATGAGTTTATGTAAATATAATCCTCAATCTCGGGAAGATTTATTAATGTTATCTTTATCTAAATTTTACAAGAAAAAAGATAACATTGAAACACTGCTTAAACTTCTTAATATCAATTCGGATGTATCACTTAGAAGTATAGATTGGACTGTAACTAATTTTGCAAAAAAAAATAATATAATGTATAATATTAATGCTAAAACTTTTATCATGTATTTGGATTATAAATCTCAATTAAAAGCGTATTCTAAAAAATTATTTGATCCATTTTGTCGACGAGATCGTATACTATTTTATTATAATGAAATTGATAGAACTAAAAACATAACTACAACAATTGGACAATTAAACTTTTTTCGATGGGCAATACAAAATAATATATTAGCATATATTCAAGATAATATACAATCAATTGAAAAAGATATGAATAATTCAATTAAAAAAAAAGTACACCTTGTGTCAAACGACGATAACAAAAAGAGACATGAATTATCTATATCTGCTACACGTACAGTTACAAAACACGACGTTAAAATTAGAATTCAATTTAATTAATTTTGTATAAAATTTATGCAAAATTGATTCGAATCAATTGACATTATCACTACACAGATAATGTCAATTGATTATAAACAACTGTATGGTGATAATGTTATAGTGTTCACTAAAAATGATAAACAATGGGGTAGATTAAGTAATTTCAATGGTAATGTTGAATATAAATTTCAAGCAGAAAAATATAAACACGATACAGAGCATTATAATGAAATTTTAAATGCCAAAACTCCATCCAAAGCAAAATATCTAGGTGGTAAAAGAGGAGGTAAACCTTTGACTAAGGAACAAATTGAAGAATGGAATATTAAACGCATACCAGTTATGAAAAAGTGTATCGAAGATAAATTTTCGAAAGATAGTGAATATACTAAACTTCTTATATCAACTGGTGATAGTTATATATTGGAAAAAGCACCTTGGGATTCATTTTGGGGTGGTGGAAGAAATGGAAAAGGAAAAAATATGCTTGGTCAAATTCTTATGGAACGACGAAATGAACTTATAAAAGATTAATATTCATTTTCTTATAATTTATTTATTTACATCATTATAATTTGCCATTATTCCTACTATAAGAGATATACCCAAATAGACCAAATAGACCGAATAGACCAAATTTTTAAAATTATTGGCAATTTATAGTATCAATTTAATATATACGTTTTTATATATATATATTTTTGTTTAAAGAATTTAATACAAATAATAAAGATGGGAATTACCGTTAATACCGAATTAGAATCTATTTTAAATGACAACAAAACATTCACACCGTCAACAAATGGTTCATCTATCGACGAGAACACAATTGATGTTATAAATGAAATCAATGATAGTTTTTATACATCTCCAACTATATATAAAATAATTGTCGACAGAGTAAGCAATATAAATACAACTGAAAGCGAAGATATATTAGAAAAATATCCAATCATAAATTCAATATTATATAATGTATCCACAAATATGTCTTCAATAAAAAAATGGTTTACAAAAATTACAGTAAATATAAGTGTTGAACAAATAAGTGGGTTTGCATATAGTAATTATGTAAAAGAAAAAATAGAAAATGATGAAGAATTCAAGAATATTTTAATTAAAGAATTAACTGAAATAGGGATATTAGATACAGAGATTGGAGCACGTTTCCCAGTAAATAATATTGATGCTCCTGCAGATTTATTTATTGAATTAATTAATAATTCAAATATAAATGTAAAAGATATTTCAATAGAGGATGATACACATGTAATTATATCTTTAAATAGTGAAATATTTGGTGAAACAAAAACACATATAATAATGCTTAATAGTGATATTATAAATGACGATGAGAGCGACAATGACGATGAAAGCGACGATGACGATGAAAGCGATGATGAAGATGAAAGCGATGATGAAGATGAAAAAATTAAGGAAATAAAAGACAAAGAAGACAAAGAAGACAAAGAAGACAAAGAAGACAAAGAAGACAAAGAAGACAAAGAAGACAAAGAAGACAAAGAAGACAAAGAAAGTACAGATGAAACTTTAACGGAAGATTATTCAAGTAATGAATCTTCAGAAAATAGTTTGTCTACTAATTCAAGTATTAATTTAAATGAATGTGATTCATTTATAATTATAACAACATATGGTGAAAATATAATATGTTCTCCAATAATAAGTTTCGAAGGAGATATAATATATTGTAATTCCAGTTCTAGATGGTTAGCATCATCCGATATATCTTCTGAATACGAAATTAGTGAAATGTGTAATAGAATATCAAATATATTAGATTTAATTAATATTCATATATCAACTGGCGAAATTCCAGAGGCAGATATACCACTGATGCATTATAAGATGGATGATTTACCAGAATGGATGATACAATTATTAATCATTGATGAAGATGCAGAATATGACGTTGATGACATTGAAGAAGTTGATTAAAATCTAATTTATATTTTAAACTAAATTTATAAAAAAAACTTATTAAAAAATTATGTTAAATATTGATTTATTATTTATATATAATTATATTTATATTTATATATTTATTTTACTGCCAATCGAGGTGTAACGCCCATTGACATTAATTCTTGAACAAGCAACTTGAATGCATATGGAATGTTAGTATTTACAATATCAGAGTTTATACCACATTTCATACATTTAAGAATACCTTTGTCAATATTCTCACTTGCAATCACACCACATTTTTTGCATATACTTACATTGTATTTATCTGACACATCCATTAATCTTTCTTTGAGGAATTGTGCAGCTCCGTGGGCAATCATACAATCTCTTTCCATCTCACCAAAACGAAGACCACCGTCACGTGAACGACCTTCCGATGGTTGTCTAGTAAGTAATTGTAGTGGTCCTGTAGAACGACTGTGAATCTTATCTGCAACCATATGTTTCAATCTTTGGTAGTATACTGGACCTATATATATATCAGTCTTAATTTGTTTACCAGTCATACCATTGTATAAAACTTCATTTCCGTGTTTATTGAAACCCTGTTTCTCCAATTTATCTGCAATATCAGTTACTTTTGTACCACTAAATGCTGTAGCATCACTATGATGACCTCCCAAACAAGATGTTTTTCCCAACAAGCATTCGACTAATTGTGCTACCGTCATTCTACTAGGGATAGCGTGAGGATTCATAATAATATCAGGTACAATACCATCTTTTGTAAATGGCATATCCTCTGGTGCTAGAATTATACCACAAGTACCCTTTTGTCCGTGTCTTGATGAAAACTTATCTCCAATCGTAGGTGTTCTTTCGGTACGAAGACGAATTTTACAGAATTTATATCCTTGTTCATTTGTTGAAACAATTGTTTTATCTATTATACCCTTCTCTTTAATTTGAATACTCAAATCTTTGAATGATGTTGAACCATCGGCATTTTTAATAGGAATAACTTTACCTATAATAACATCATTTTCAACAACACGAATAGGCATACCATCACTATCGTGTGTTTTAATAATACCAATAAGAGATTCATTGGTATCTTCAAGTTTGCTATAATCTCCTTTTTTCTGATTGATTACATTTTGTTTCAATGTTAAAGGATTTACAAACATTTCATCATTCCACATATTACCTGTTTGAATTTTCTTAGAGTCATCCTTATAAATTTTAAAGTAAGTAGATCTAAACAATCCTCTTTCAAGAGCACCCCTATTCATGATAAATGAATCCTCTTGATTATATCCAGAATAACAAGCAATCGCAATAGTGGCATTTTGTCCAGCAGGAAGTTCATTCGACATAATATATTTGATGGCACGAGGATTAACAATAGGTGCTTGAGGATAATATAGTACGTGTGCAATAGTATCCATTCTTTGTTGATAATTAGTCGCGTATATTCCAATTGCTTGTTTACCCATAGCACCTTGGTATGTATTTCTAGGCGATTGGTTATGTTCTGGGAATGGAATCATTGAACCAATTACCCCCAAAATTACTGCATGATGAATTTCGCAATGAGAATATCTCTTGAAGCATTTATTTTTTGTAACATCATTGTCATATAAATCTTTTTGTGACATCGCAATTAATCGTGTCTCAGTTTCATGAACATCAATATATTCAATATAACCTTCTTGAATTTCGTCTTCCGTCGCGATTTTTTCAATATCACTCTCAAGGTCGCTAATATTTTTATTCAAATATGAACCTGATACACCAAGAACTAGTTCATCCCATTTCGTTATTCGAGATAGTTTATCAGTTGTTATTCTCAGTTTATTGTTTTCATCAACAATAAATAGAGGACGTGTAAGACGACCACCGTCAGTCCATACAAATACTTCCATTCTTTTAATATTCCAACTAATCGATATAAGAGGATTAATTACACCACTTCTTCGCAATGAACGAATACTACCAACAAGTATTTTTATTTTATTATCTTTACAGCATCCCAATATATTTCCATTAACAAATATTT